TACAGGTTCGTTTGTTGGTATAGTTTCTTTACTTCCTTCTGGACTACGTTGGAATGTTCTAGGGAATTGTCTAATATACTTTCCATCTTCAAGAAAAACCTCAGATGGTATAAGATCTGTATCATTTTGTGGATCTCTAAAGAAGTTATAGTCAGGAATACTAGATGTATAAACATATGTTGAATTATCTTCATACCAAACGGTATTAATCCCTGTTAAGAATCCTCTTCTAGTTGTACATGGTATAGTGTCATTAAAATCCCAACTATTGATAATTCTATCGTCTACTTCAATAATATCTGATACTTGACCAATATCTCCAACTTGATATGAAGTAAGAGTAGAATCTACAGTAAATCCAGCAACACCTGCATATATTACGAAAAATACAGCTGGTCTACCTTTTACAGTTGCTAAAGATGCAGAATCGTAAATTGTTTCACCAATCTTATATCTTGTAGTGTTAAAGTTCTTAACTTTAAAATAATTGAGAGTTTTTCCAGTATACTCTACTAAAATCTCACCAATACGTAAATATCCCGTTTCTGGAAACTCATAAGTAGAATCTACAAATAATTTGTCGTCAATTAGTGTTGAAGTGATTTTTGTAAATCTTGTTGGGTTTAAAAGTGCTCCATTTGATAATTCAACCTCATATACTTGACTTGAAGAAGAAAAGACGTTTTCTACGGTCTGAATTGGAAATTCATTACCTCCTTGCATAAATGAATCACCATCAAGAGATCTTGGATCGTAATTATCCAAAGATTCAATCCTAACAATCTCTTTACTCTGATAAGTTGCATTTGAAGCGTCAATTAACGATTCATTGTAATTTTTAAGTTCTGGTTTCTCTTGAAAAAGGAATTTGAAGTAATAATCAATACCTTGAGGTGTTCCTTTAGAAAGATAGAAATCTTTTGCTCTTTTTAGAAGGAAATCAACATTTACAAGGTCTAAATTATCAACTAAGACGTTTGATGGAAAATCTATTAAATATTGCTCTCTAATTTGTTCTAGAAAATATAGAATGTAATTATATGACTGATTATTGACAATAGAAGCATCTGCATGGTCAGCAGCGACTGTTACGTTATTTGGAGTGAATCCATCAGTAACAGTTAAGGTGTTATATGTCCATCCTCTACTACATTCATTAAAATTAGTTTTACCGTTTATTGTATGTTCTAATCTCTTATAAAAAATGACCTCAGAATCAATTTTAAGCAGTCCGTTATTTAAGGGGAAGTCAACATGCCCTAAAACTGTAATAGACGTGTCTGAGGCGGTTATAGCACCATCTAGGGTTGCTTGTGCATCTGCTTCTGTATAAGTATCAATATCTACAAGTTCTGTAAGACCATTTAACAAGTCAAGAGCATTTCCATTAGTTTCTAAGAACCTATAATAGTCCTTAAAGAAATTAATGAAATTTGGATACTCATTGGACAGATAATCTGGAACCTGCTGTTCAATAGAGTTTGATACTTGTAAAGAATTGAACATTAGCTAGAAACTGGTGTTTGACCTACTCCTGATGTTCTAGATGAAGATGAAATATCATCTAGTATTGTTGTAACTGTAATATCTGAATCTGCTATTGTTAAATAGAGATCTCTCAAGGCAATAATGTCGTTAGATGCAGGAACCATTGATACAGAGATATATGGAGTTCCTCCGACTGTAGAACTTATATTAATACCATTAATATTTATTTCACCCATCGTATAATCAATAGTTCCGATGTTTTGACTGTAGTATTTCTTCTCACTTCCGTCTACACGGTAAATTGCAATACTGTTTGTACCGTATTTCTCCAAATACCAAATATATGACTGATCTTCACCTGTCAACTTAAATCCACTGGATACAAGGTCAGTATTTTGTGAAATTACGTTACCATAGCATATTGTGTAAGATGCAAAAACATTAGTCAGTGCTGTAATGTTCTTTTTCATCCGAATACGTGTAATATTAGATGTTATACCAATATCTGCATCATCAATTAGACCAACAAGCTTAGAATACTTAAATTTACCGTTAAATCTCTCTAAATCTGCAGTGTTACCAAAATTCTGGATTGTACTCCTTACAACATTGGTAATATTTGCTGAATTTCTGCGTGTATTGTTATTGTTGTAGTAAACAAAGGAAGTTATCTCCAAATACAAGAAAGAAGGATCTATAATCTCAGGTATAACACTTAATATCGTATATTTCTTGATTGCCTTCTGTAATTCTTTCTTAGCAGTGGTTGTAAGTGCTTCTGCACCATTAGGTTTTGCTACAATGTACACTTTTCCATATTGCGGAGGATTTGCTTCTTCTCCACCATATACAGATAAAGATTGTAAGTTAGGATATAATTCCGCAACTAAAGTTTCATAATCCCGTACAGTTACGGCTCTACGCTGAGAAGAATAATATCTTGGAGCCAAATATTTGATAGAAGTTACGTCTTCTGGATCAGCACCACCAAAAGAATTAGTAGTTACGGTAATTGTTGGTTGTAAATCCGTAATTGTTGTACTTCCACTTATGATAGTACCTACAAATTCAAAACTACTACACTCATTTGCTAATGCTTTGTTGGTGTTGAGGTACTCAATAGCAATTTGATCACCATCATGTATCTTACGTCCAAACACTCCGTCTCCAAATATAATTTCAAACTGTTCACTCTTATTTTCCTGTACAAAGTAAACTCTATCAGTTGCAGAGATCTCAGTAATGTCTTTTACTGGTCTATATGACAATGGAACACTAGTATCAAAGTGATCTACTATAACTGTAAGTAAATCAACATCTGCATCAGCACTAGGAATGATAAATGACTGTTTTGTGGATGTATCTACTGCATAATTAAGATTTAATAGATTTCCTTGGTAAATGTCAATGTCTGTAAAGGTAACACGACGAATTCCATTATTATCAACATAGGATTCTCTGGTAACATCTGCTAAAACACTAAAAATGAAAGTTCCTTCAGCATTTTTACCAATAAAGGCAGTTCCTTTTTTTAATGTAAGTGATGACTGTGCAGGTGTTACGACAAAATCCATCGTAATGGTTGCTTTTGCTGCTTTTGCAGACCTTGGGGTATATCCAACTAACTTAGCAAGTGATACTACATTCTCTCTTATAGATGCACTATCAAAAAAGACCTCATTCGCCACCAGGTTGGCGTTCAAGGCACTGTAATAGGTGTTATAGGATAATACATCCAATAACTGTGATAATACCGATCCTTCAAAGTTATAGTCAGTAAAAGTATCAGAAGATCTCATGAACTCCTTCAAACTTGTTTTTACCTCTTCAAAGTCGAGATTAGTTACTTGATTAAAAGCCATTATACTCTTTCTAGTATTAAATTAAGCGATTGTGGATCTAAAGGCATTCCTATAATCCTATAATATATTCTTATATCCAATGCATTGTTATCAATATCATCCCGAACTCTAACATCAAGTAATTTTATCCTTGGTTCGTATGCATTTAAGGCATCTTCTATAGCAATTCTTATATCATCTGCTGTTCCTAAGGTAAAATTCTCAAATAATGACCCAACAACAGTGCTTCCAAAGTATGGACGAAACGCTCTATCACCTCTAGTGGTCATTACGATGTTTTTTACTGCAAATTTGATCGCTTCAGCGTTCTTCAGCAGTGGTAAATCCTTAGTAAGAGGATTTTTCTCAAAATTAGGGTTTAAATCAACGAATTTTTTAGAGACAGTCGCCATTTTTTAACGAACTTTACCTTTTATATATCATGGTTTCTCAGATTCTTCCCTTTTTTCCTTTTTAGGGGGTTGTGAAGGGTATTCACTGATCAATTTTCTGCCAGATTTGACAAATTCTTCACTTTTATCGACTTTGATTGTCATTTTTTCATTATTTTACGCTAACACTATCTATAAGCATAAAAAAAGAGGGTCGAATGACCCCCTGTTAGTTCCTTCCTTGTCCTCGATACCTCTTTTTCCGTTTGTTTCTACTAGTTGCACTATATTTTGTGTTTTTACTTGTGCCCTGACTGGTCTTTTTCTGATTCTTCTCTACTACAAGAGTAGTTCCAAATCCACCCATCTTAGTTCTAACTGCCATAATCGAAAATAAGGAAAGATATTTTTCTTGTGTGTGGTGAGGTGGGAGGTTGGATTCCTGTATACCAACAAAAAAGGGGCATTACTACAGTGTAAATACCTTTTTGCCTAAGACCTATCTGGTAAGATAGTTCTGCCATTTCTGACAGCGAGCACCACCTCTGTCTCATCACCTTAACCAGCAATATGCCAGTAAGTTTATTCAGTCACTCCCGTGTTGAGCGATCAACTCAACGTATATAGTATATCAAACACTCTTGGATTTGTCAAGCTCTGGTAAAAACCAGTTAAAATTGATCACATAACGCTCTTTTGAGTTGGTTGATGACACACCTCTGTGTTTTAAGTTGCTTGGAAACGTCACCATACGGTTAGGTAAACTCCTTATACTCTCTCCTGTCTCAAATTGTGTGTATCCGTTGTTGCTATTTACGTAAAATATAGCAGTTTGCATATTCTTACAGGGGATTTTTTCATCATTCTGCCAATCCCAGTGCCATTCGCTCTCATATTTCTTCTCTCCACCGTATTTTTCGAGGTTTGCCTTAATTCTGTAGAGTGCTAAGGGGTTCGCTCGCCAAAAAATAGGGAATAATTTCTCTATATGCTCCGATTGGTGCATTGTAGCACTATTATAGAACCCATGATTAAACTGACCATCCCTTAAATCATCCTCTTCTATATCGTTATAGCGGACTTTAAAGGGATCATACGACCAAAAACCAGGTTCATACATTAAATCCTGTATAACCTTCAGTTCTTCTGGTTTCAAATAATCATTAATAACTTGAATCATCACAAAAAGAGTTTGTTAATAACTGTGTTCCTCAGACATACCTACTAAACATGTATCGTCTATGCATTCTGCATACGTAAGTTCTTCTTTAAAGTAAGAACGGTATATCTTATCCCAAATAAGATCAAATTCTTCTTGGTTCAGATTTTTAAATAAACACTTATCATTCAAATAAATGTGATAAGTTGTCATTTCTCTTGGGGTATAGGTGATTTTTGGTTGCCTATCGTTGTGTGTTTCGTAATCTCCTGACATTTTAACCTCTAATTTGCAAATACGTTACTACTCCCTCCTGACACAGATGTACAGGTCGGGTCCCCTATTCTACCACATCCTTTGCCATTTACAAAGACCGTAGAACTACCACTACTTATACTACTAGAATGTGGAGGGCATGGATCACCAGGTTTTGTGTGTACTGTATTTTTATCTCCTTGTCTACTCACTGAGATACCATTGCAAAATACATTACCGCTACCAGCGGCTCGTACCATACCTGAGCAATGAACATTCTCAGGATCTCCTACTCTTGTAACTGCTGGCATTCTTCAGATCCTCCCAATTTTTTGATTGCTGCTGTTGCAAAATCATACATCTGTTTATGTATTGAAATGTCACACTTTTCATATTCTGCCTTCTCTATGTATTTAGTATCCTTAAGAGGGTTCTCATCGAACCACTGGTCATAAGGTAACTTGTCTGATGCTTTTATTCCCATATTCATTGCCAATACTCGTCAAGTACATCAAAGCATCTATTAAGGTACTCATTCGCTCCTATACATTCCCATTTACCTTTCTCTCCGATCTCACACTTGTAGTGTAGTTCTCTTTTGAGTTGCATTAACCTGTTGGTCATTGCTACTTTGTCTAGTCGTCCGTTCATGTGTCGTAATAGGTATCTACAAATGATCGTATTCCTTCCCATTCATTCTCTACTCTTAACGTAGCAGTTCGAGTAACAGTGTTCTCGTCTGTACTTGGACTAGGAGCAGTTTCGACTACTTCTATGGTAAATGTTACAAGAACATAATACCGAGTGTCTTGATCGAGAAAATAGAATTCCTTGTTCGGTGGCACATTAGCAACACCAATAACAGTAGTAGGAGTGTCTACTAAATTAGTACCACCCTTATCAACATAGGTAAAACTATCAGAAAACGGATCATCAAAAGTCCCAGAGATGCTAACACTTGTAGTACCAGGTGTAATTGTCAACGTACTTGATAAGTCAGTTGCTCCACCTACTACTGTATCAGATGAATTATAATAAGAATATGTTACTGCAGTACAGTTAGTACTTGTAACAGACCAATTTGCATTTTGACCACTTACAGTGTTTGTACTAGCAGAGACAGTATGGTTTAATGTATAGTCAGGTCTTTCCTTATCAGCGAACTGAGAATTAGGAAGTTCACCTGCTGGTGAACATGTTATGCTAACTGCCATTTGTCTCTCTACCCATTATCTGTTGAAGATACCAAGAATACTTGGCATACTCATTGTGTTGTTCCTCAGTATGAGGACCATCAGGTATATCTGGTTGAAACTTTATAACATTATCTATTATTAAAGGTATGTCACCTATACGATTATAGGTCTTTAAGTTACCATCTACTAATATTTCAAAGTGACCAGTTACATCGTTCATGATTAGTTGAGGTCGATACGAGGTGCTTTATGCTCCATATTTCCTCCAGAATCAAACAAGGAGGTGCTTCCACAATCCATCCCGAATTGCCCTGCTGCTGATATATTTATTTTACCAGATGAGGTAGTAATATTGAATGAAGGTGTGGATGCCCCTATTGAACCACTAGCTTGACCAGTTGGAGCACCAATAACCCTTTTGCCACCTACGTTCCATTCAACTTTACCAGTTATGTCATTTATTGAATTACTCTTAACAGTTGTTCTCATATGACCCTTAACATCTATTTGCATATCACCTTCACTTTTAAGTTGAAGAACTCCTCCTTTACTTGTTTGCTCAATAATATATGTTCCATCAAAGGAATCTTTCATGACTCCACCTTTCTTTAAATTACGAAACAAATAAGCACCATCTAAATTATATTTGTTTACATCTACCTGATATGTTCCTCTAGCATTTACACCACCCTCTGCCATGTTAATGATATACTTATCACCAACATCAAGTGTGTACAAGCCATCTACTTTATCATGTCTATTACCACGTACATGAGTGTGCATATCACCTTCAACATCAAGATGAGCATTACCAACTACATGTAATACAAATCTATCACTAGCATCCTTTTGTTCTGTATCTACTTTCTCACCAGTTTTAACATGAATATTTCTAGCAGCAACGATGTTTATATCTCTTGCAGGTGAATGAATTTGTATATCACCAGTAGGATACATCTTAATATAAGACCCAGTAGTTCCATGTCTTATCTGTATATGTTCCTCACCTTTCTCTTCATAGAACTCTATCTTATGACCACATGAATATTGTGTAGTTCTATTATAAGGATATTTCTTTTCTCCACCGTCATTATTTTCAGCGAGAAAATTTAATACTTCTTGTGTCTTAGGATCTATTGCCATTATTGATCTCCAGGATGACCGACACAATCAATGATTGTTTGATATCTAGCATAATCTGTGATGTAATTTTCAACATCTTTTCTAGGAACATAGTTAATTACTGGTACTATTACAGCAGATCGTAGTCCACCAACATCACCTTCACCACAAAGATATATCTCAGGTTGAGCAGTAAACCCAAATCCTTCTTTAATAATCTTTAGTGATACTAATTTACCATTATCCATTATAGGATGGAACTCTGGTAAAATAGGATTAGCAGTTTCTTTTTTACCTTTCTTGACACAAACTTTGGTGCCAGCAGTTAAACCATATCCTGCATTAAATATTGCAGGTGGTTGAGCAAAAGTTATAATACCAATCCAGTATGGATTCTCTACATCTATACCATACATTTGATCATACAATGGATCTCCATTATCGTCAAGTTTTAAAGGATTGTTAGATACAGATCCATCAAAATATGGATAACCACCACCATTTTTAGTAACGACTACATCTACTACTTTTCCATCTTTTATTCGTGATATTGCTGTAGCACCATCACCATAACCTGCATAAGATATTACAGAAACACTTGGTGGTGTTTTTAGACCACCACCACCATTAGTAACGTTAATACCAACAACCTGTCCTACATGATTAATTGCAGGTATTGCTACTGGTTGAGTTATTCCAGATCCTGGTGTTCCTTGCCAACCAGTAAAGAATGTATTAGGAAATGCAGGTATTAATGTATCATTTGCTTTAGAACAGTTTATAACTCTATCAGTTGCTTTAGCACCATTTTTAATTCTAGTACTATCCATATCCTTGAAGAAAGAAGCGTCACCAAATAATGATGGTACAACATCTTCACCAAATGCTTCTACTCTATTAAATAATGAATCAACAAAATTATCTGGTCTATCTCCTTCTTTAGTTGTATACTCTCCAGTTCCTGTAAAACAAGAAAAATCTATATTACAGAACTGTTGTAGTGTATCTCCTAACTTATCTAAGAATCCAACTTCATAACTTCCTTTAGATTGTATAATTGATGCTGCATTACTGATTGCATCTAATGCAGATTGAATACCATCACCAATTAATGATACTAATAATTCAGTTAAATCTCTAGCAACACAGAAACCAGCATTAAGTATATTATCAAACAAATCATTTACCATATCAGTAAGAGTTCCTAATAACTGCTTGGCAAGATTATCAAAAAGACACTTAACAATCTCCATAAATGTGTCAAATATTTCACTAGCATTGAATACAACAGTAGGATCTTTATCAGGAGTTAAATTTAATGCTTTAGTTAATGGTGTAAGAACATTCTCTTGGAAGAACTTCTTTAATTCATATAGTATTACTTGTTTAGTATCACCTAAAATACCATTAGAAACTTGTTGTAATCTTGATACATAAGATCTTGTTAATTCAGCTTTATTGGTTATTTTACCAGTTACCTTATCAATCAATAAATCCCCAACTATATCATTGCTACGTTTCTTTGTAAATAATTCACCAAGTATTCTTTGAAACTCAGATTCTGGTCTATGACCACATTTTCCATTTGATACTGAAAATGTAATCTTTTCTACATCTAATTGTTGTTTATCATTAACACTATTCTTACCTGTTTGTTCTCCTCTACCTGAGGGTCCTACTGTTCCTCCACCTTCTGCAGGTTTATTGTTAGCAGCAGTGTCTGCACGTGTTGGTTCATAGTTATTACTTAGTCCTAAATTACCTGCTACATCAGTATACGTGTTACCTTTTTCAACCACACCAAGAGACCCAAAAACCAAAGGTTGTTGGGCACTTTCTCCATCCATAAATGTACCAATGACCCATGCACCAATTCCTAGTCCATGAATTGATCCTTGACTCTTGTGCCATTGTGGAGCACTAGTAGGCATCATAACAGTTGCCCAAGGTAAATCCTCAGGCGGTAAGGTTTGTCGATCACGAGCATGATAACCCATGATTCTTACTTTAACTCTGTTATTTTCTTGCTTATCAATCAGATCTTCATGATCTATATCAATAGCACCATCCCCCTCGACTTGACCAACCCAAAGACGATTGCCTTGTGCTCCAAACCAATAATTAGATTCTAGTGTATTAGCAACTGCCATCAATCATCGTATACCAAGCACTCAGGTTCATCAGGGTGCATATCGCAGAATAATTCTAAAGCATTAGGATCATGATGATCACCTGCTTTAATTTCTTCTTTGTGATGTTCTGCATATTCCTCAAGATCATGCAACTCTTCTTTTGCATGTCTTCTTGCAGCAGGATTTGCTAGTGGATCGTTAACGATCTCTTTATCATGTTGAATGTGATCTTCTATAGTTTTCATAAGTTTAAACTCCGAAAGAATCTCGTACGAGTGTGAGATTTGTTCTCATATTAGCACCAGTTCCAATATGACGCAACTCAAAGAGTATATAACGTCCAGATTGGTTCTTGTCAACCTCTCCATCAGCACCATATATCTCTACTGAAATTATGTTACCAGCACGAAGTTCAAGGTTTGACATACAACTAGCAGTTAGTACTTGACTGGTAAAAACACCGAATCTACTAACCGCTTGTCCAACGGTCTCAAGGAACATTAACTTGTCGTTAGTGTTGTCCTCATCAGACCCAAGAAACAAATCTTTAGTGTATGCTACTGTCATAGTACGTGTTGATACGTCAGACAGTGCTTCTTTATATAGAACAGGTAAGTCCTTTTGTGCAGCGACTTTCTCCCATTTTGCATAATTATCCTTGATATTATAGCGATAAGTATCCACCTCACAGTCAGTAATGTCAAAGAAATCTATTTCTCCAGAGTAAAATCCTTGATCAAAATTCTCCATTATATTTAATGTTTTAGGAAAATTTATTCCTTGTAATCTAAATGCTTCATCCATTCCTCCAGATCCATCTCCAGTACTGTATGCTGCTGCTTTTTGTTTTTGCTGTGCAAGAGAATCAAATGATTGGAAATTATATGTATCATATCCTTCCCAGAAGAAATAACCTGCACTACAATTAGCACCACCAGTTTTAGTTGATTTTTGATCTACAGATATAAATTTATTTCTTGTCCAAACCAATACTTCATATGGTTTTGAGTTTGGTGGTATAAATGTTATCTTATTATAACTATCTGATATATTTTCTAAAGCAATAGGTTTCTTTGATTTTAATTCTTTTTCTATAACATCTTTTACTAATTCTTGAGCACTAATAGAAGTATACTTTTTACCTATCCTAGTAACTGCATTATTTAAAGCATCTTCTCTACACAATTCAACTACAAATGTTTTTACAGTATCAGTTACTTCTTTACTATGAACTTCATATATGAATAAAGATCCATTTGCAGATTGTCTTGTGAACTCTAATCTTTTATCACTAAATTTATCAAATACAACAATTTCAATCTCTTCCATACCAAAAATTGATTCAAACAAACTAGAAGTACTATCCTCAATTTGAAGAGTAACAGTTATATATTTCTGCATTAACCCTTCAGAATATTCAAACTGTTTTATGGCAGCAGCATCTATAGCAACCTTCTCTTTTTGACCCTCATGTGGGTGAATGAAGGCAGATTCTATCTCAAAACTATCTGTTTGTAATGGATCGGAAATGTTCATAATCCAGGTTGTAATGACTTATTAATTGATGATTTAGATGATTTAGAAGTAGGTGTAGAAGGTATCTGCATCTTCTTACCAGTTCCAGAATTTTGCTTAGATGCAATTCGTTGAGTTTGTCTAGATTTTGCACCTTGTAAAGCTGCTACCATTTTAGTAGTTACACTTTCACCTTTATCTATCATAGCATTTTTCATTTGATTAGGTTTTATATTTTTGCCATCAAAATCAAATAAATTGCCAGTAAAATGATCAGCAATACCACCTGCTATACCAGTAACACCACGATCTTTAATATCACTTATTATATTATTACTGAATGAAGAGGTGACACTACTACTTTCTTTAATTTGTTTTTCTAATATCTTTTCTTCACTAAACTGTCCCATTTTACCATCTTGACCTTTATCACCTTTTATTGAATTAAACACTCCTTTACCTAACATTCCAAGAGGATGTTTACCAATTACAGAACCTGCTAATTTACCTACTGGACTTAAAACTTTTCTACCTATTTTTAACGTATTTTTAGCAACAATATTTGGTAGTTTAAATACACTCTTTATAGGTGCTACAAACTTACTAAGTGCTTTTTCACCTTTACCAGAAAGATCTGATTTTCTTAACTGTTGAAGTCCTTGTCTGTTATTAGTATCTGCCTTTGGTGATTGCATAGAACCACCTTTTTTACTACCTGTAGAACTAGGTGCTTGTGCAGATGTTATCTTACCACCTTCAGCAAACTGTGGTACTTCCTCTGTTTGTGACTGTTGTTCATTAGAAACATTACTCTCCATAGTGGAAGTATTTGACTCTAAATTAGTATCTTGAGTTTCAGAAGATTCTAAATTAGTTACTGTTGTTTCTTCAGTATTCTGTGTTTCATTTGTAGTTTCTGTTTCCTGTCCTTCTACCTTTTCTTCTTGTTTTTTTAATTCATTAGTATCTTTTTCAACATCATTAGCAAGTTGTTCTTCTTCCTTAGTATCAAATTCTTCTGGTTGTTGTTTTTCTATTTCATCTGCTTGATCATTGAAAAATACTCCAAATCCTCTTATTAATAATGGAAAGAACATTGTTGCTACACTTCCCCACATTGACTTTAACAGACCTTTTTCAATATCACTTTGTTTTCTTTCAGGAACTCCTGTGTTAGGATCCTTCTTTACTCCTTCATCATTTGCAGAATCACCTTCCAATGCTGCTTCATCTTTTTGAGCATCCATCTTAGTATCAAGTTGCTTATCAAGTTTCTTTCTTAATTTAAATCTATCTTTTTGAACTTTATAAAAATCAAATAATGCTTGTCTTGCTTCACTTACATTCTTTGCTATTTGTTTTAAACCACCAATCATTCCACCACCTTTTTTAGGTGCAATAGCAGGAAGTCCTATTTTACCTTTACCTTTAGTTTTTCTTCTTTGTTTTTTACCATCAGCAGTTGGTAATTCTTTTGCAGCATCACCTTTAGGATCACCATCTAATAATACCTCAGGTTCTATTACATCTTTTTCTTTCTCATCTTGTTCTATTGACTTATCACGGTCTTTCATAATTTGAGTAATATCATCCTCATATGGTATCTTATCATCACCAAAAGGTATGTTAGGATCTTTATCTATTTGATCTCTTAAATCATCTATACCTCTTTGAGCCCATGGAAGATCACGATGATCCATTGGATCACCTTCCCAATCCTCATCTGCTTCTACAGGAGTAGGTTTGGGAGGTTCTTCTTTTGCAGGTGGTAATGCTAATTGACGTGCTGGTGGTAATGCTAATGGTGTCTTAGCAGGTGGTAATGATAGTCGTGGTTGTTGTTTCTTTTCTTTCTGTTTTATTTGATTCTGACGTATTGTTTCTGCAATCATCAATGCATTACTAGGTTCTGAAGTAACAACATCAACATCTATTGCTCCCATCTTATCACTCTTCGCTGCTGTGGGAAGTTTATTTGGTTCTGGATCTGCATCCATTAATTTCTTTAATTCACTATCACTACATTTCTTATATGGCACACCAAATCCATCAGTGCCATAGTCCATTGCTTTGACATAATCTTCTAATTTCTTTTGCTCAGCTTTCTTACCGATACTTCTATAGTACTCGGCTTTATCTAATATTTCTCTTCTACTAAAATCTTTATAATCCATATTAATTACCTACTACCTTACGTCCCCATACTGCATACGCTGCAGAAGATCCACCATCAACACCTACAGGTATTGGGAATGGTAACATTTGTCCTTCTTCTGATATCACTGTAGTATTTGTTGCTTGTAATAAAGATGGTATCACTTCAGCATAATCAGGTTCTGGATCTGGATCAATATTATTTAGAGTAGTTCTAGCAGGTTCTGGATTTTGAATTGGAGTGTTGATAGGAGAATCAGGTTTATCAGCTGGTTTTAATTGCTCAATAATACGTTCTTGTGATGAAATTATAGACATCATTTCCTTTATATTAGTTGATTTCTTATCAAATAATTTACTTAACTGAATGACAGGATTAAATATCTTACCAGGTTTCCATGTCTTAGATTCCTCTGTTGTTTGCTCTACATTTTCAACACTTTCCTCAGAAATCTTATCAGTTTCTCTCTTTAATTTTGCATTTTCTTGTTGTTCTTTATCAACTGATTCTTCAATAATATCTCCTACTAATGGTGCAACCCACCATCCTAATCTACTCTTAGGTACAATCCATTCATCTTCTCCACCCTCACCAACAAGTACAAACTGAGGTTTCTTAACTTTAGCACCTTCTTTAGCACCATCTGTAGTTGTTTCGATACTACTTGAATCTTCTACGACTTGTCCATTAACGATAGATATCTTAGATTTTGAAGTTGTTGTCTCTGTCTTAGCACCCTTACCACCACCTACAATAAGATCATATAATAAACCACCTAAAGCATCACCAATCATACCACCAGCAATAGCACCTAAAGTACCACCTACTGCTGTTCCTAAGAATGGAATAACAGATCCAGCTGCAGCTGCTGCAAGTCCACCTGCCCAAGCACCAATACCTGCACCTGCTGCCTTTAACACTGCTTTACCTAAAGGTTCTTTAAAAATAAAGTAGTTTATAGCAAAGTCAATTATAGAACCAACTAATGGAATCTTTTTAATAAATCTACCAGGTCCTGCTTTATAAAACAGTTTAAAACGTTTTAATAGCATCTTACCTGTATTTTTAATTACCTTAGTAGCACTAGATTTTATTCCTTTTATACCACCCCTTTTTAAAAGTTGTGTCTTAACAACAGATGCACCTTTTTTAACTAAATTCTTACTAAGATTCCATGCCTTTTTAGGTAAACTTTGAACAAATCTTCTTGCCTGTCTAAAAGGTTTAAATGCAAATCTTCTAAACAGTTTAAAATTAATTTTAATCTTTCTAAATAACTTCCTTACATTTCGTATAAATTTAATACCTTTCTTTCCTATTAATCTCTTTATACCTCTCTTAATTTTCAACCAAACTTTACTCATTATTTTTTTCAAGATGCTATCAATCATCTTTTTTAAACTACTAAAATCTATATCAGCATCAGCAGCTTTCTTTAAATCTAAATTCCTTTTAAGTGTAGGGGATAAACTTCTTACTGTTGAAGAACCCTTACCTATTCTTAATTTACCAAATCTATTTTGCTCATACTTAAACTCCATTAATGATTGTTTATGAAGAAGTATAGCGGTAGTTTTTAATTTCTCAGTTTGTTTTTTTAATACTCTAAAATTAACTATATTATTTGATGCTTCTTCAGTATCCTCTGCCTCACTTACCTTCTCTGGCATTTTCTTACCGAATATTGCTGTCTTGACATCAAAAATTGACTGCGTTAGGTCATTAAAACCTCGCATTTTTAGATCTTCACTTTTGACTTTGACAAGTGCAGTCATCGGTTACGTTGTCTTTGTTCCTCTATTTTCTTTTTCTCCTCTTCCAAGTGTTGTCTTAATAGTTCAACGTATATGTCCCTTTCCCAAGGAAGCATATTATTGATATCTTCAAAACCATACTTATGATGTTGCATCATACCAAAATTGATCCTTATATGGGTCTCAAGTGAAGTATGGAAGAGGGCTATATGAAAAAATTGGATAATCCCTCAATTGTGTATTCGCTTTTAACTCTTGTAGTGGGGTTTATTATTTTAACAGTATGCTTCAATGATGGCATGGTAGTAAAGAACTCTTGAATTTTAGCAAATTGCTTACTATTCATTGATTCAATAAATGTCATAAATTCATCTTCTGTTGTAGTAGATGAATCCCATACATCTTCTTCATTATAGATTTTCTTAATAGATTTAGACACTAATTTAAATGTATCCTCAACAGTTTCCTCTTGTATAGCAAGAGAATCAATATTTGGATATTTCATTTCAACCCAAAGGTCATCACTAATTTGTATTTGATTAGTATGTCCTTTAGTAAATCTAACCTTAATTTTATCTATTGGTATCTTTGTAGTTATTTCAGTTTTCCCATCATCTGGGCAAACCATTTTAACGTCAATGTCCTCACCAATAGATTTACCTCTGATATTTAAGAAGATATATTCAACATCAAATGTAGCAAGTTCATCAGGATCAATACCTTTAGTTAAGACACATGCCTTTATCAATCCTTTCATTGCATTTGCAATTTCCTTATCATCTTCAGATTCTAGTGCTAATAGAAGAACTTTCTCTTCCTTAACCAAGAATGGTCTATATTTTATTTTCTTCTTATTAGAGGGTACTGTCAATTCATACGTTGGTGTACTTAATGTAGGTAATGCCATAAGTTATGATATAGGTATATTATATAGTGGTGTTATGTAAAAAGAAACTCTTCCATAGGATCCGTATTAGGATCAATTTCTCTCATGTACTCAAAATTAAAGTTACACATAAATCTAACTGGTTGATTAGGACCATTAGCATATGTTAAAGCAGATACTGTATATGGATATGCATTAGTCAATCTATATCTAGATACTACTTCTCTTCCTAGCTTATCTTTAGTTTCAATCTTATCTATTATTAAATCTGCAGTGTAATCATCATAATAACCAGTTCTTATGAAAGAATCAGGTGCTGCACGACCTCTTTCCCCTGATATACTAGGAGTGTCTTGGTGTTGGAAAATATATTCACCCCATCTTTGCATAATTTTGTATGGAGTGTGCTCTCTATCTAATATAAAGTTAATTTGACACTCTTGAAATGTTTTAGTGTGTGCATACTTCATATTAATACCAGGTACATATCCCTTCAAATCTCCAGTAGCAACGTTAAATCCTGGCAATTGAACATCATCTGCTAACCAACTGAATATTTGTGCATTTTTACTGCTAGTATTCCATTCATTATCATATACCTGTGGTGCTTCTAATGGTGAATAATCCAACCACTCACTAAGATTTGCAGCAGGAGCAAATGATATTTGATACCTGTTTGAATTGGCAATACCATAATCACCTATTATATGTGTTCTAATATCTGATATTTTCATCTAAATAGGTCTATAGACGGTTTATTTATATTTATATGGCATATTCTGGAAAATATAGACCAACTAACCCTAGAAAGTACAAAGGTGATCCAACTAATGTAATTTATAGGTCATTATGGGAAAGAAAGTTCATGCAGTGGTGTGATTTGAACTCAAATATAATGGAATGGGGTTCTGAAGAGTTCTTTATACCATATCGTTCTCCCGTTGATAAAAGAGTTCATAGGTACTTTCCTGACTTCTATGTAAAATGTCGTACCACAATTGGTACTACAGCAAAGTATGTTATTGAGGTAAAACCTGCAAAACAGACAGAACCACCAATTAAGAAGTCAAGAGTAACTAAAAAGTACCTTACAGAGGTTACTAGGTATGCAATAAATGAAGCAAAATGGCAAGCAGCAGAAAAATACTGCAAATTAAGGAATATGCAGTTTAAGATACTAACAGAAAAAGAACTAAGGGTATGAGTATTCTTACTACAATAAAAGAAAAAAGAATAACAAATAGAGCAAGACAGAGAACGGAAGCATTTAACTACCTCTTTGATGAAGCAGTAGATAGTGTAACATCTACTGAATTTTACCTTTTTGAATATAAACCAAAATTTCTTAAAAGATTAGATCATTGGGATAGATATCCAATGGTAATTGTAGGTGATTCTACCCCTGATGGGTTCTATGGTGCAAATTTACACTATATGGAACCAAAAAAGAGAGTAAATCTAGCAGAAAAGATAATAAATAAAGAAAGTGCTAATATACCTAAATCTATATGGCATAGATATATTATAGACAAGGCAGACAACCTATTCTTTAAGATTCCAGAATCTGACGTGCTAGAAATGGCAGTATTACCTTTGGAACAGTTTTATGATAGTCGTAATAAATTCGTCAGTGCTAAAAAAGTACAAATCTAATGGCATACACAAAATTATCATATCCTAGATCAGTTGAGAAAACTGGATATTATCTCAATTTCTATGCATATGATTATAACAAAGCACAATCTCTAGGTGTCAAAAGTATCAGGGATATGCTTTCTGGTGCAACGACAGATTTAGCAGGAAATAATGCTGATTTTATGCAAAACCTATCAGTAGAACAAAGAGAAAGAGTTCAAAATTCTGAAGAAACTTATGGTTTAAGTAATAAAACTTTTGATAGAAATAGTGATATACCAGCAAATAGTTCTTTAGGTTGTGTTAAACTCTATATACCATCTACATTAGAATATAAGTATAGTGCTAACTGGAATTCAGTATCATTTGGTGCTCTTGGTTCTGCGTTAGGTGGTGGCGGTGAGGCAATAGGTGCTGGTCTTGCAACTGGTGTTAATGTTGCATTTGATAAATTTGTAAAAGATAAATTAGCTATGGCACCCAAAGCAGAAAATGTAGATGCAAATGCTATTTTGGGTGGTGCATTTGGAGTTACATTTAATGATAATACAATGCAAACATTCAATAAAATGAATGTTCGTGAATTTGGTTTTAGTTATGTAATGGCAGCAAGAAATCCTTCAGAAGAGCAAGATATTAAAAATATAATTAAATTCTTTAAAATGGGAATGCATCCTAGTAGTAGAAGAAGTGGTACTAATAACAGTTTATTCTTAGAATATCCCTATATTTTCAGAGTAATTCAATCAGGTAAAAAAGATGTATCACAATTCTTACCACAAACTAAATATTGTGCATTAACTAACGTTACTGTAAATTACACTCCAGATAACGTTTTATCACTAACTCCTAATAATTTTGTATCAGCAGTATCATTACAATTAACCTTCTCTGAGATGACAACACTCACAAGACAGGATATACATGAAATTGAGGACACTGCAACTCCCGAAGAATGGGCATGGATAGAAACACAGAAAGCATCAGTTCCTAAACAATATGAAATTAATCAACGTAGACAAAATAAAGTAAGAGGAAGTGGTGCTAGAAGAAATGTACAAAATCAAAAAGACGACTTTAATTTCTTAAAAACAAAACCATCTAATTCATATAGAAGGAGGTCAAGAAGATAATGGCATATTTTTCTAAAATACCAAATTTATTATACCTTAAATACACAAAAAACCCATATGATGGGCAGTGGATTACTATTAAAAATATATTCTCTAGAATCAAACTAGTAGATAATGTTAAAGGTAACGTAACTGTATTTGAGGACTTTATTATACAAGATGGTGATAGACCAGATACTATATCATTTGATTTATATGGTGATCCTGGTTATGACTGGACTATATTATTAATGAATAATATGGTAAATTTCTATGAAGATTGGCCAAAATCAAAAAATGCATTAGATAATTATGTTAATTATAAGTATCAAAATCCTGAGGGTGTTCATCACTATGAAACTATAGAACAAAGTCATAATGGTAATATAATACTAGAATCGGGAACTAAAGTACCAGAGCAATACCAGTTTATCACTCCAGAGGGAACAACTTTACCTAAATTGCAATCTAGAGTATCTGTATCAAACTATGAATATGAAATAGATCTAAATGAAAAGAAAAGAGAGATTGTAACATTAAGACCAGATTTATTAGCACAGTTTAATCAACTGTTTGTAGAAGAAATGAGATATTCACCAAGTACCGAATTTAGAACAGAATCACTTCGTTTGTCTAATAACTAAAAAAGAGTCAACTAGGTATATTTACCTAATCGACCCTTTTGGCTAAAAATTGCCCAGATTTTTTTCCCCCGTTTTTTGAAACTAAAAGGTCAATTTCGTTTTCGGGGATTCTTTAGATTCCAATCTATTATACCGAAGGGATTTAATAGTACCCACTTAGCATAATGAACACCTCTATAACACAGGAGAGCAAAGACCTTCTCTGGATTATGGATTTCTTCATCATATTCTGGAACATCTGGTCTATTAAAAGATACATTGATACGTAACATTTGTCTTTACCTCCTAACATTATCTATACTGTTAGAAATCTTAACAATTAAAAAAGACCCTATTAATAGTAGGGTCTTTTTAATGTGTATCAGTATGTACCTAAAACTCTTCGTTCGCTAATTGATCGAAGTAACTATAGGACTCTTCATCAGTGTTAACAGATGATGGTGTTGCAACAGAAGGACTTGGTTTTGATTCCATCTTTGCAACGATCTCATTCTCTAGTTCCTCTTCATCTACTCTTCTAGTAGCAGTACCCTTAAGAACTAGATCTAATCTTGCCTTAAGTTCAGCATATGTTTTGAAGTTAGATGCACCTGTGAACTCATTAAGATCATGAATTTGATTGTAGATACTCTCTAGTTTAGCATCATCAAATCCACCTAGTGGAGAGACACTACCGAAAGTAGAACTATCATAGTTCCAAAAACCTGCAACCTTTTTGATTCTTAAATTAAAGTCAGCACCTTGCCAGAAATCAAAAGGATTGATTGGTTCTTCACCTTCAAACTCTGGTTGCATTGCTGCAATAATTTTATCATGTATCTTCTTACCATACTTGTAAAGGAATACTCTTCCTTCGTTCTCTGGAGATGCAGCATCTTTGATAACATAGATGTTGCTGTAGTATGATAACTTACGCTTTTGTTTGCGTGCTATTTCCTTGTCCGAATCTAAACCACTGTTCCATAGTGATCTGTTTAACTCACCAACAGGATCGTTCTGTCCTATAGTAGTTAATGAGTTCTCGATGTACCATCCACCTGGT